AAATGGAACCGTGGGTCAGACCTCTTTTTGATGTGTTGAGAGAATATTATTCAACCAAAGAACTAGAGTATATGATCAGTGAGCAGATTATTGAAATTGCGCCCCTGGCCTTCTGTAGAGGCCGCAATTTCAAACATAGTTGGATCATTCTGGACGAAGCCCAGAATGCAACGCCTAGTCAGATGAAAATGCTAATGACAAGAATTGGTGAGGGCAGTAAGATTGTTATTACTGGCGACGTTGAGCAAACCGACAGAAAAACTTTAGACAATGGATTGTTAGATTTGAAATCTAAGATTCTAGAACATCGTGTTCCTGGAATGGCTGCTTGTGAGTTTGACACAAGAGACATTAGAAGACACAAGATTATTGAACATATTTTAAATATGTACTCATAATGAAAACGGGGCCTTAGCGCCCCGTTTTTACTTTAATCTTACTTGCCTTCTTTTCTTGATCAGCAGTAATAGGTGCTTCCTTTTCTAGCTGTTGTACAAGTTGAGGATATACCTTAAAGTAATAGTCACGCATTTGTTCAAATGTAGTGTCGTGATTTCTGCCTTCAATCACGCACTTTACTATTTTTCCTTCAGCAAAATCAAGAATAACATTGGCATTATTCATATCACTGGTACGAACACGCTTAGACACATTGACCATTTCATCAATCTGTCCGTTAACTTTTCTAAGATACGAAATTAATAGGTATCTCATTCTTCTACCTTTTCAATCTCTAACTCGCCGTGGAAATATACTTCGCTGTCATCAAGTTCCCAGCCAAGATTTTCTACGCCTTCGCTCCATTCTTCTTCCCAAGCATCAATAACTTCCTGTAGTTCTTCTTCTGTTACATCGGGAGAGACAGCTAACCATTCAGTACTGTCGCCGTCCCAGAAGCTATCCATTTCTACGTCTAGAATATTTTCACCGTCAGCAAGGGAATACACATCCAACCCGTCATCATCGGCATTCTCTAAATCAATTTCAGGTGCTTCGTCAGTAGCGGTATTGAGAATGACGTTACCGCCGCGCCACCAAACACTATACTGAATTACTTTACCGTCTTTTGTCCAAAATTCAATTTCTTGAATACTTTTCTTGTATTTCGGCATTAGGTTCCATTTAGCCATTTATATTCTCCTTAGGCTGTTAATTCTACGAGTGTTGCCGCAAGACTAATCTCAGGGATGCCAACAAGCGGCAGATTAGCAAGACCATTGCGAATCGTAATGATTGCTGCATCCTTACGCTCATTAGTATTGCCCCACAAATCAAGATTGTCATACATCCAACGATAGCAATCTTCAATACGAGTTGGATACAGACTGATATACTGCATCAACTGTTGACGACCTTCAAGAATCTTACCGCTCTTGAACAAATCAGTTGCAGCAATCAATAGTTCATCTTCGCCGCTGCCAGTTGACTGTGGCTTATTAAGCTTGCCATCAACGCTGTTCTGCTGTAGCTGATTAAGACACTTGCGAAGATCGGGATAGCAACCACGAACATAAGTATCAAGGTCATCAAGGTCAAAGTCAATGCCCTCTGTAATCAGCACTGTAGCTGCACGAGTTGTGTATTCAGTGATATCGGGCTTTGCGATATGAAATTCTTGACAACGTGACTTCAACGCAGGTATAATCTTGTGCTGATAATTACAAGTCAGAATGTAGCGCACTGTTTGATGATACGCTTCCATATCGTTACGAAGTGCTGCCTGTGCAGGCTGAGTAAGATAGTCAGCTTCGTCTAGTAGAACGATCTTGAACTTACCAAAAGGCATCGTTTGAACAAAGCCATTGATACGTTCACGCAATGCATCAATGCCGTTCTCACGAGACGCATTGATTTCAAGAACGTCAAATTCTTCAATGCCTAGTTCGTTGATGAGAACTTTTGCAAGAGTCGTTTTGCCTGTGCCTGGATCGCCTGAAAGCAGTAGATGAGGAATGGACTCATCAGAAATCCAGCGTTGTACAATTTGTTTCTGATTTTCGTCAACGAATACATAATCACTCACCGTATTAGGGCGGTACTTCTCAACCCACAATTGATTCTTCACAGATTAGTCCTTCTTAAAAACAGAAGATAACACGGAATCATTGCCAAAGTCAAGATCAATATCTTCCAATTCCTTAAGGGATTTTGAAGTTTTTACATATGCAAAAGTAGCAGCAGCAGCGGCTGCGCCTAAGGCAGCAAATGCAGCGATATAGGGTGCATAGTCTTTGATGGTTTTGTTTGTCATATTCTCACACTTAAATGTTAATCAGATTGGGAAGTGATTCTCGCCACACGAGCCTCTTAGAAATGTTTCTCACTTCCCAATCCACTTACGCAATAATTTTATCACTCATTGTATAATCTTGTACTGGTTCATCACTTATTAATAAAATATCATTAGGGTCTACTTTACGGATTACTTTCTCGCCAGTTTCGTCTTCAATTGCTTGACCACGTGACCAGCGACCGTGTGCTATCATAATATAATCGCCTACTTTAACATCAGTAACATCCGGCCCAACTGCATAGACCTGTGCCCATCTGGGCCGAATGCCTTGACTTTTCATGTCATCGTCTAGGAGAATAAGTCCTCCGCGACTAAGACGCTCTTTAAATTCCATCCCGTGAACTAGAATAGTATCCTTGAGTGGAATAAGCTTTCTAAATTTATGTCTTGTTTTATGTGCTTGATTTGCCATTATTAGTCTTTACTAGGATCAAAAAAGTCCGGTGCTTCACTTGCTGGTTTAACTTGAATTTTCTTCTTAACTGCTTCGGCTCTAGATGCTTCTAGTGCTTTAGCTGCCTCAATTGCCTTGATTGCTTCAATTTCATTATCTTCCGATTCGGTATCTAGAAATTCAAGTTCTTCCTCTGTTAGCTCAACTTTAGTCTCAGGGGCAGGTGCGTTCTCAATTGGCGTAAAGCTGTCTACCTGCTTTCTCTTAACAATATTCGCTGCGCGGTTGGTTACTGTTCGTTGATACTTTTCACCGACCTTCTTAGTGACTGGAAGAATAATTCTTCCTTGACCATCAATAGTATCACCACGAGCATTTACGCTCATGTTTCCTACTGCACGGGTACGCTCATTCTTTGCAGCAAGTTGTGCCATATCAACGACTTTTCCTTGTGCTGTTCTATACTTTGCCATAACTGACTCCTTTCTACTATTTATATATCTAAATAGCTGACTATTTTAAAAATTCATCAATCTCTAGTCCATAATATAATGAATTAATCTTATGGACTCCAATCAAGAATAGAACAAAGCTAGAAACACTAGAGCCTCGACCTACTCCCCAAACGATGTTGTTATTTCTCATCGTGTCAACGAGATACTTCAAGTACTTCAACAGAATGAACATATCTCTTTCTTGATATAGGAGAAGTTCTTGTCCTGCTCTCTGTATTTCTTCTTCGTGTTGACACTGATCTAATACATACTTTGCAATATCAAGATTTTTGTATTCATCCGGCATATGCCAGTTGTTTTGCTTCATCATATCGAAGGCTTCAACTGAGATATCAGATGAAATATATTTCACTATCTTTGGAATAGTGTCAATATTCAAGTCTTGGTCAAAGGGTATGTTGCTGTCAGACAGTATCGGTCTAGAAAAAACCAAATCAGGATTCGCAAGATATAGCTCTACTAAATCTTTTTCAGAATATATAATTTGACCGTATTTGTCTTTTAGCATAATGTCATTATTGCATAGATGCTGCAAAAAAGCAAGTTAATTTTTAGCCATATCTCGCCAAGATAGACCCAAATTAATCCAATCATCAGTGAATAGCTTGATAACCTTGCTTTGGTCACAAATTTCGTAGTCACGGCTATTCATTGCTACACAAGAGCTATTCCACCAGTATTTTCCGCTGAATGCACCTTCTGCTACTTCTGATACTATGTTGAATCGCACACCATCGCTTAGTGATGAGCCAATAACTAAATCTGTAATCTTAAGTCTATTTTCGGCTATGCTGTTTAGCTTGAGTAGCAAAACCATTGCTAGTATTTGATCGTAAGGTTCTTCAGGTAGCTCACATACTCGTAAGTCTACGCTTTGATATTGTCTAATTACGTCTTGTTTGCTTGAACTTACCAGCACAGAATTTTGCATAACTTCATGCAAAAAATAGATTATGCGATCCATTGCGATATTCTGTTCTTTTATTGAATCAGTTTCCACTAACATAGACATAGTTATATCATAGACGCCTATGTGGAATTTGTCTTCAAAGTACAACCCTGTTTGAAAACAGAAATCACGCTCAATCCTAGTGTTATTCATGCCGGTCTATCACTCTGAATGTTGATTTGACTGTTTAGCTTTTGCTTAGCAAACACATCATCCATTTTCTTGAAGTATTGTGTTCTATGACTTTCTAATACCATCTGAAGTTGATGAATTAACGGGCCGTTCTGCGTTCTATAAGCAAAGGTAAGCTTATTCATCAAGTTAGACATAGCATCTTGAATTTCTTCAATAGACTTGTCTGCTAAATCTGCACTGCTTAAAAAAGGATGTTCCACGATATTACCAGGTATCTAGTTCAATACGTTTCCAAATATCAGTACCTACGATAGCTGTAGCTGCAATGTTAGCATTAGCTTTAGTGCCTACCTCAAATTCAGTGCCGGCAGTTCCTGCTACTCGGGTATCACTAATGGTAACATTAGGAGATGAGATTGTTTTGATGTAATATACACTGTTGGCTACAAGATTCGTATTCGCAGTATCTACGTTGCCAGTAAAGATAATTGGTGCGTCTGCTACCAAGTTAGTAGTGTTGTTAAGCTGAATAATGTTACCTGAGTTGAATGTGTTACCAACTACTTTGGCGTATATGTCTGAGTCAAAGTCTCCTGTGCAGACATACACATAGTCAGCATCTACAGATACCGTTCCTGCAACATCGCCTGGTACGCCAGTTGGGGGAGGAGTACGGGTTACTATCTGAGTAGCTTGATATGGTCTGTTGGTAGGGGTTATGTTGATTGTGTTACCACAATCTAATGATGTGAACGTAAATTCTAGAACTTCAGTATTTGCAGGAGCAGTAATAGTAGCAGTATTACCGATCATAGTGTAGTTTTCAATCAATGTAGTACCGAAGTTGTTATTAGACGAAACTACCTGGCTCGGCAATGAAATAACAGCATCCACATTAGCAACTGCTAGTCTTAGAGAAACTTTACTTTCAGTATTAGTTGGAGCCCAGCTTCCGAACTGTAGTGTTACGTTTCCAGTGACTGTACCGTAATGAACGTCTGCTTTGTTAACGTCAACGAGAACAGTACCGGCAAGAGCATTACCTAAGTTGAATGCTGTGCCTCTAAAGCCTCTGGTAGAACAGTTGCTAATTTGAGTATTAGCCATGTCATTATTAAGAACTGAGTTATCCAATGCAGCTTTCAACACAACTTTAGTTTGTAAGTCGGTGATTTCTGTTGCTGCGGTGTTTAGATTGGTTCTAATTTGCCCAAAATTATCTCTAAAGCCCTGAGAGCTATTATTTTGCCCTGGGACAGGATAGTTTACATTGATTCCGTTAGTGTTGATTTGTGACACTGTGCTTAATTCCTATTAATATAATCTATTTATCGTGGGTATTGAGTCTCGTTAGGTAAAATTGTTTGACGAGGGAACAACACATAAAAGTCTTTACTGTCTGTTGGGTCAGGGACAGGAGAACCACTCGGTAGTGAAGTCCAAGCCGGGGGAACCAAATTGTTGTCGAAATCGTAAGTATTTTTCTTTTCAACAGTAAATCTATCAATCTTGAAGTCAATTAGATTCAGTGTTTGAAGCTGTCCTACTGGATTCTTCCAATCGGTTTCGATGTTATTTTTGATGGTCTCTGAGAATCCGGGCTTAGTATAGCATATTACCCAAGCCGGAGTGAATCCTAATGTGTTACCGTCTAGTTGCTGACTTGTCATCCATAATGGCAAGATGTTGGTGTTATTCACTGTGCCCAACACATCCGCTACCTGCTCTCTCATATTGTCCAAGCTGTTTGGATATAACAGTCTTGCATAGCCTGGAGTCAAGCTAGTAAAGAATTCTTTTTGATTGTTTTGTCCAATGTAGCTCGTATAGATATCAGTTACACTAGTGTACCATGGACCTTGACTCAGCGGAATGAATCTAGGCCAAAACACTTCTTTGCTTACGCTTTGACCTTGTGGGTTTACAAGATTGTCAATTACTGAGCTATATACAACCTCGTAAATGATTTCTCCTGTTTCTTCGTCTCTCGCAACAGCAGTCTTTATTTCACCTAAGGTCAACTGTCTCCAGTAATGATTTATAGTAACAGCCGCAACATATTCATTGAAGCTACTAGCATTTATACCAAATGCGTGTTCATAGATTACACTAGTAGCTTTACCAAAGTTGCTATCCTGTGGTCTATAAATCATCTCGCTAGGAATCAATTCGTCATTAGCCAACAATGTTGCTAACAAGTCTCTATCAGCAATGCCTGGGGTACACTTGATATAAATGTTATCTAGTGGGTAAGGGAATAGCTGCTGCACGGATACAGTGAATGTTCTATCACTAGTGACAATAGGGAAGTTAGGAGAAGTTGCTCTTACAGTGAACGTAAATTCACTGATAGCGTCTGCACCTACTAAAAAGTCATTGGGTTGGAAAGCAATAGTTCCTGCTAGTTCACCCGTACTGAGTAATGACAGATTTGGGGGAAGGGTACCCGATACAAGAGAATATTGTAAAGGTACATCACTAGTCGCAACTATACCTAAGGTACTATCTGTTCCGTTAAACACTGTTCCTAAATCTGTAGGAGTCACCCAAACTATTTCACCATCAACGCTGTTTCTAACTATGAATGAGAAGTTGAAAGATGGAGTAGTAATACTAGGATTG